TTCTCACGCATACGACGAAACACGACCGACTCGTCCACGGTCCCTGCAGTAGACCAGCAACTCATTAGAGGATCACGACGGGCGCGTCGGTGAACTTGTGGATTGCTTCGCACCGGTCATGGATTGACCCTGGTCATTACGTGCAGCTGGGCGACGCAGGCGAACTTCCCGAAGAAGGAGGGTGGCTTGCGATTGAGGCCTCACAAGATGACCAGCGTTTCGTTGGTGTCCGATCTGTGGAAGTTGGCGACAAAGTTTTAACAACCGTGGAATTCATTGTCGAAACATTGCGTGACTTGTGGAGCGCCACGGAGGAATCTAAAAAACGGCATAAGGGTATGCAGATAGCGGTCGGTGCTGCGCTAGATATTCACTTGCCTAACGCGCTGAAGTCTTCTGCGTTGCTGGTTGGTACGCGCGAACTTCAGAAGTGGACGACCGTTGTCCGGTCAATGATTGTCAGCGGGCAGACACGCCACACAGGCGAGGAGCTTCTTATCGAGCAGGTCAACCGCGCGGTTCTTGTGAAGCACCAGGGCCATATGAGTTTGTCTTCCGCTCGCAGTCCTGGACCGATTGAGTTATGCCGTGCGATGGTGTGGAGTGTTGCGCTTGCAGGAAAACCAAAAAGCCAAACACGCGCCGCATACGCCTTTAGTTCTTAAATTCTTTATCTTTGAAAGTTGCAACATTTCACGCGTAAGTCGTGTAAGACTCGCAACCGATGGGAATTTTCTCGCGCACCACAGCTAACCCGCCCGCGTTCGTAGCGGAGCCAATTAAGGCTGCTATGGGTTCGTCTTACTCTGGTGTCAATTCTTATATTTCTTGGACTGGTTCTTGGAAGCGTGAGCAGGCAATTCAGATTCCTACTATCTCTCGCGCACGTGACCTCATCGTTTCTTTAATTTCAGGCTTACCCATTGAGCAGTTCTCGCTTGTGTGGGATGAAGCAGATGGTGAATACGAAGAACTGATGATCCCTGGCGAAACATGGATGAGCCGACCTGATCCGAAAGTTACGCGTCAATTTATTTTGGCGTGGACGGCGGACGACCTTCTGTTCTACGGCCGTGCGCATTGGGTGATTACCTCCCGCAGTTCCGTTACTGGTTTCCCGTTGTCGTTCCAATGGATTCCAGCAGCAGACGTCCACCTTCCAAACATGCCAGGTCCGCAGTACTGGAACGCGCCGACCGAAATTGAATTCAACGGAAACAAGCTGGACCCTAAAGACGTCGTCACTTTCCTGTCTCCAATTCAGTCGTGGTTGTCGATGGGCGCTCGAGCCATTGAAATTTCTAATCGTCTTGATAACGCCGCTATGCGTTTTGCATCTAATGAGATCACCGCTGGATATCTTCAGCAGACTCCAAACTCGGAACCAATGTCGGCAGAAGAACTCACCGACCTTGTGTCAGCTTGGGCCAGCGCTCGCCAACGCAACGCAATTGGCGCCCTTAACGCTTCCGTTTCTTGGACGGAATTCAACTCAGACCCGTCCAAGCTGCAGTTGGTTGAAGCTCGCAAGCACCAGATGACAGAACTTGCGAACCTGTGCAATGTTCCGCAGGTGCTGGTCGGCGCTGACTCTGGAACTGGCATGACCTACACCAACGTCCAGGAGTCTCAGCGCGCGCTCTATCTCAGCGCTAAGCAATACATCGAATGCATTTCGCAGACCCTGTCCATGGACAACATCTTGCCCCGTGGCCGTTTCTGCCGTCTTGACGTTTCCGAATATTTGGAAGAATCACCGGACTATTCAACGACCGCAATCCCTGACCCAATGGAGAGCATGACATCATGAAATTAGAACTAAACGCTGGTGCTTTCAGCGTTAACGCCGCAGGTCCCGATGGACTCCCTAAGCGCACCGTGGAAGGTGTCGCTGTGGAATGGAACACAGTTGCGACCGTCTCAAGCGGTCAGCGTGTGAAGTTCCTTCCAGGCTCCCTTCCTACAGACGGACCTGCACCAAAGTTCATGCTGGACCACTCGCCTGAAAAGCCTTTGGGGATGGTGTTTGAGCGAACCGATAACGGTTCCGCAATGCTGTTCGCAGCGCGCGTCGGACCAGGTGCAGCCCGTGATGAAGTCCTCGCTATGGCGGGACCAGGCGAATATTACGATTCGGTCTCAGTTGGCGTCGAGCCGTTGGACTACACGTTCGGCGCCGTCGGTACCGAAGACGAAAACGTGATGATCGTTAAAGCAGGTCGTTGGATGGAATTATCACTACTTCCATTTGGCGCATTTGCAACAGCGAAGGTGGCTCAAGTAGCAGCTGCTGAACCTGAAACAGAAGAACCCACACCAACAGATTCCGAGGAGGAACCAGAAGTGGCAACACAAGAAACACCAGCAGCGGTTGAGGCCGCTGTTCCGACCAGCATTATTTATGCAACCGCAGAAAAGCGCGAGACACGTTTGCCATCGGCAGCGGAATACATCTCGGGCATGCTTCAGGGTGGCGAAGCCTTTAACAAGGTGCAGGCACAACTCAAGGCTGCGGCTCCAGACAATGACACCTCGACGGCGCCAGGCACATTGCCGGTTGAGCTGTTGACTCCGATCTACAACGGACTTGTGGGTCGTAGGCCTGTCATTGATGCAATCGGGACTCGCGCGATGGTGCCTTACGGCGCTACCTTCCGCGTTCCTTACGTGTCGACTCACAACTCAGTCGCACAACAGGCTGCAGAATTTGACACCCTCCAGGCTTCGCTCTACGGCGTGTCTTCTTATGACATAACAAAACTGACATTCGGCGGTTACGCAGTACTGTCCGAACAACTATTGGACTTCAGTAGCCCCGAGATTGTCGGCAGCCTGTTGGATGACATGTCTCGCGTATACGCATTTGAGACCGACAACTATGCAGCTGATCAGTTGCTCGCTGGTTGCTCACAGTCACAGGTTCTCACCGATCCAACTTCACCTGCTGAATGGGTTTCTGACATCTACGACGCAACGGTCACAATCATCAATAACTCACTTGGCAACGTGCCAACGCACTTGTTCGTGTCGCCAAACATGTTCGGCGCACTTGGAAAATTGGTGGACACAACAGGTCGTCCGCTTCTTGCCCCAACCATGCCGATGAACGCTTACGGTTCAATGAATCCAACACAGGGCCAGTCACTTGGTCAGGCGTTCGGTTTGACCGTTGTTGTTGACCGTGGCTTCGCAGCTGACACCGTCATCGTCGGTGACCCATCAGGCTTCCAGATTTGGGAGCAGCAGAAGGGCGCTATCCAGGCTGAAGGCGCGACAGGCGTTAGCCAGTTGAGCCGTACCCTGGCGTTCAGGGGCTACCTCGCCACGAAGATGGTTGACGCAACAAAGTTCGTCAAGCTCACATAGTCAAACGGCACTAGAAGGACTGCGGAACAATGGCAACTTATAACATCGCGTTTAATACACGCCTTGACGGTGTCGCTGTTCTGCAGACCTTTGTCGGAACTGATATCCAAACACAAGACACAATCACCGTCGCAGGCTCGGGACATGGCATCGACGGGACGTATGTCGTCCTCTCCGTTGAACCCTACGAATATTTAGGGCAAGACGAAGAGGGCGACCTGCGTTTTGATTACAACATCATCCGAGAGAATCAAATTATTTTCTTGGATGCTGGTGATGACGTTGGACGCTCTGTTGCTACAGGCACCGTTTCCTATACGCCGTCCTGTCAATGGGTCACAAAGCAAAACACATTGGACTGGTTGGGCATATCGCCCGCGACCGCCAATGATGACACTTTCGTTACAGCATGCACGGATGCTGCTAACGCGCTTGCGTACCGTCGACGCCGTGAGTCGGGCTATACCGATTCATTGTCAACGGTGCCGAGTGCGGACGTGAAACTTGGAACGATTATGTATGCCGGTCAGCTTTACCGCTCCCGCGGAACAAGCGGATACGACGGTTTCGCAGCGTTTGAAGGTATGGCCACCGGTGGACCTGCTGTCGCTATGGGTGAGATTCTCCGCCTATGGGGATGCAACAGGGCGCAGGTTGCCTAATGGGTGCAATCAACGACGCCCGTGATCGTCTCTGTGCTGAGTTAGCAGCTGCAGGACTTGTCGTCATTAACGACTCCCGCAATGTTCGCCCTTTGGGTGTCATCGTTTCCCCGCCGACTATCAACACGCCAACGCTGAACAGCACCAGTCCTCAAATGATGGTGGAATTTCAAGTGACGGCCGTGGCTCCACCGCCTGGAAACCTCGATGCGGAGAAGTATCTTTGCGACATCGTCGACACAATTATTAAAACTGTTGACGTCGTCAATGGAACACCCACCACCTACGACAACGGAGACGCGCAGTCATTGCCTGCGTACGTCTGCAATGTCAACTATCTTGCCTACTAGGAGGACAAGTGAAATTCCGCGTAACCGTTAACAACGTTGAGAACTTAAAGCAGGGCGACATCGTCGACTCTGCTGACTTCTCCCCCAAAGAACTCGAGCGACTCCAGAAAATTGGAGCGTTCGTGAAGCACACAACCACTAAAAAAGATGAGGTTTCAGAATGACCACACCAGCCCCGTTCGTATATAAGAACGCATCCGTCAAGATTGGACCGGTCATCTCGGCCGTGGACATTTCGCCATGGGTCCGTTCCGTTGTCGTTGACATCGTGACCGACGCAGTTGAGTCCACCCCAATGGGTGCCAACGCTCACCAGCAAATCGCAGGTCTCCAGTCGTCGACCATCACTATCGAGTGCAACGCCGACTTCCAGTCTTCAGCCACCTACGCAGTTCTGTCCGCAGAGCTTGCACAGGGCGACACAGAAGTCCAGGTCCAGCCTGTGGCAGGCACCATCTCAGCAACCAATCCTTCTTTCCAGATGACTGGCGGTTGGATGGGCAACATGCCAGTAGTGAACGCAACCGCTGTTGGCGACCTTGCGTCCTTCTCTGTGACCATCACCGGATATATCACGATTGACACAACCCCCTAATGTTTGAGCTGATCATCACCACCGTGCTGACCGATGGCAGCGAAAACGAAACGACGCTCACGTGGGAGTCGTGTCTTATGTTCGAACAGATCCACCAGGACACGACTCTCATGGTCGCCGTTGACAACAACATCTCCACTAAATATTTAACGACTTTGGCGTGGCTTGCGCACAAGCAGATTGGGCAAGTTGGCCCGATTGAGACTTTCGGCAAGCAACTTAAAGCGGTTGGTTATCGCGTGGAGCGCGTCCCTTTTGGCGCAGCGGTGTCCACGGAATCACCGCAGCTCTAGTCCTCGCAGGTATTCCGTACTCCGAGATTATTTCAATGCCTGTTGAAATGGTTTCGACCATTCACCAGATGCTTAAGGAAAGACAGGAATAGTGGCAAACGTTCGAGCCGATACAAAGATTCGCGGTCTCGAGCAGGCACTAAAAGAACTGCGCAAGGTGGAACCTGAGACGGTTAAAACTTTCCGCAAGGAGGCGCGCATGATTGCAGCGCCAACTGTCAAGAAGGCTAAAGAGGAATTCCGTTGGCAGGCGTCAGTCTCTAGCTCTTACCAGCCTGACCGCCCTGGTGGACGCCGTCGCAATAAGCCTGCGTTAACTCCCCTGTCTGGTATGGGCAACCGCCGACCGCTGATCCGTGGCCGTGCCGACACCGTTTGGAACGCCACTAAAGCCATGCGCGGAATTACTTTTAAATTGGGTGGACCAGCGAAGAAGCGCCGTGGGAATCGTGCTTATCGCATGTTCAGTATTATTCAGAACAACCCTGCGGGCGCTATCTATGACATGGCAGGCAAGCGTGGCGGGTGGACTAATCCAGAGAAACGTTTTGAGGAGTCTTTGGAGTCCGTCGATAAGAACCATAAGACGGGTGACGGCAAGGGACCGTCCCGTTATATGTACCCCGCCGTCACGGATTCTCTGCCTGATATGCAGGAGAAAATGCTTGTGCTAGTTCGCCGTATTGAAGTCCTGACTAATCGTAGAATTGTCGAAGGCTAGGAGCTTTATGTCGATCATCATTCCAATCATCACCGAGTACATGGACGGCGGTGTCAAGAACGCGCAGAAGTCTTTAAAGAGCCTGGTCTCCACTCAGTTGACGTCCACGGCCGCTGTTACTGCACTTGTCGCAGCTGGTGGTAAAGCAGTCAAGGCATATAACGAAGACGTCAAGTCTCAGAAGTTGCTTGCGCTCACAATGCGCAACACGACAGGCGCAACCGATGCGCAGATTAAGTCGACTGAGGATTACCTGTCGCGCTTGTCAATGCAGGTCGCCATCGCCGACGATGAGTTGCGTCCGTCGTTGTCGAATCTTTTAAGAATTACGCAGGACCAAACTAAAGCGCAGACCCTGCTTAACGATGCGGTAAATATTGCGGCCATCACTCAGCGTCCGCTGGAGCAGGTTTCGCTTGCGTTAGGCAAGGCGTACCAGGGCAACTTCAAAGCGCTTAAGTCAATGGGTCTTTCCATCTCCGACACCGCTATTAAGTCCAAGGACTTTGAGCAGGTGATGCGTGAGATTCGTCCGGTCATTGAGGGCGCTGGTGAAGAAGCTGCTAACTCTGCCGATGGCGGAATGAAGAAGTTAAAGATTGCCTTTGACGAATTGACGGAGGCTGCAGGCGCAAAGTTGTCTCCCGTGATTGAGGACTTCACGGTCGTTGCAACTGACCTTGTGTCTAAGACGAAAGACGCTGACGGTCAGACCAGCGCCTGGGCGGGGACAATAGGAAAATTAAGCTTGTCCGTTTTAGGGCTGGACGGAATTCTTGCCGCGGTTAAAGGTCTTGACATTTGGTCGGACAAAATTCAAAAGGCGAACAACGCCACCATTGACAGCGCTGCGGACTTCCGCAAAATGGATCAGATGCTGACGGCGAAATATAACGCCACCCTTGCAAAGACCGCGGACGGTCAAGACAAGTTGACCGGTTCGCTTACAAAGACAAAGACCGCAACTGAGAAACTCGCTGACGCCACTAAGACCAAACTGCAGACCGCCCTTAAGGACGCAAGGCAGAAGGTGCAGGACCTCAAAGATGAGTCCGCCAACCTTGCAGGAACCATCCGCGACCAGGTATCAGGTTTCGTTTCCCTTGCCGATGCTGTTGACACTTCCGCCTCCGCAGAGGACAACTACAACCAGGCACTTAAGGACCGTGCGTCTGCCTACGCCAAACTCAACGCCCTCGAGGCTGAGCGTCAGCGCCGTGGTTTCGGCCCTAACGACCAGGTCACCTACGACGCAAACGAATACGCACAAGCGCTGCTGGACGTCGCATCCGCAGAGACCGCCGTCAGCAACGCACAGTCCAGCCGTGTCAACTACTCGGAGAAGTTCGCCTCGGACATTGCTGCAGCGTCTCAGTTCGCAGGCAAGTTAAAGACCCTAGCGGAGCGTGGATTGGGTCAGGCTGGAATTCAGCAGCTGCTTAACCTTGGACCTGTCGCAGGTAACCAGGTTGCTAGTGACCTGATTAACGGCACCGGGCCGATGACCCTTGCAAGCCTGAAAGGTTCCCTTGCTGGTCTTGCTGAGGCTGGTCAGGGATTGGGTGACGTCACCGCTGGAGGCGTGTTCGGTACTGCTATCTCAGGCGCAGAGGCTGACGTTAAAAACCTGAAGAACGCAAAGGTTGTCCAGACCACGAATAACGTCACGATTGAAGTGAAGTCCGCTGATCCACAGGCCGTTGTGGACGCCCTTAAAAAGTGGATGAAGACCAACGGTTCCATCCCTATCAAGGTCAAGGGCTAAGTGGGCGCTAAGTATTTCTGGACTACTAGCGTCTTCGTTGGTGGCGGTGTCTTCACGGACTTTGATTGTCAGTCCATAAATGTGACCTACGGCCGAACACAGCCAACCGATGACTTCCCTACTGCCACTCTCCAATTAAGCGGCATCTTGCCAGACAGCCTTCCAGCAGAAGCAAAGGTAGTTGGTGACGTCATCAGGTTAAGTCTTTCGCCAAAGACAGGAACTTTCCCGTTTCCTCTTGTGGCCCCTCTTGAATACGTTTTTTATATTAAAAACTTTGCAAGGACTTACGGCACAACTCCAAACCTAGACACCTGGTCAATTACGGCCCACGGTGCCATTGGCGAATTAACAAATGCTCAGTTAACAACGCCCTACACCACGACAGCAGGAAAGCAAACCACTAAAGAAGCACAAGACCTAGCTCTTTCCCGCGCAGGTACCCTCTCAAGTTATGTTGCAGGAGAGTCCTTCGTTTCTGCCACAACTTTTCCAGCTGGAACTTACGTTAACGACATCATCCAAACGCTCATCAGAACAGAGCAGGGACGCATTAACGACTACGCCTTCCTTCTTTTTCAGAGTCGGTCCGGTGCAGTAGGTTCCACTGTCCTGACCAGTTTTGACGACGGCACGACCAGCCCATCCTTGCCAGTTAGTAAGTACACAGCAGTTCAGTTTGAAAACGACGGTAATTATTTAGCCAATACGGTGGTGGTCCAGCCTGACGGACTGTCGGACGTATCTTCTGGAAGTTCGCAGCCGACACTTAGTTTTAACAGTTTGGATCAGACAACGGTCCAGGCGACAGGTCTTGCAGACTTCATCCGTAATACCATCAACTTAAATACGCTTCGCCCTTTAAGCGTCACAATGCTCGCCGATGCGCAGGATAATTCTCAATGGGTCTTTGCTATGGAGTGCGGGACGCAGGTCAGTTTGGGTTTGCGTGGCACTACTTTTAACTGCGTTATTGAGGGTGTAACGATTAGCGCTAACCCTTCCGCCACGACTGTTACTTTTAACCTGTCATCTGCGGAGGCGTATCGTTTCCTTCGTCTTGATGACGCAACTTTCGGAACACTCGACTACAACAGATTAGGTTTCTAAATATGGCAACACCAGTCAACCTTCCAGCGTCTTTCACGGCGGGAAACATTTTTACGGCTGCACAGGCAAACGGCCTTCGTGGTGCGTTCCGCATCTTGCAAGTTGTCTCCGCAACCACAACAACTAACGTCGCTTCTTCGACTAGTACTTATGTAAGTACAACGCTTAGCGCCAACATTACGCCGCAAAGTACTTCCAGCAAAATTCTCGTAATTGTCAATCACAGCGTTTACACGTACCCTTCGGCCACCGGCGGAGGAATGATTCTCAGGCGAGATTCAACAAATCTTCAGGTTTTTGCGGATGTCGGTTATAACAGCGGGGCAGCAAACCTAACCACCTTTGGAACTATGTACTTAGATAGTCCATCCAGCACGTCGGCAATTTCTTACAACACAATTCAAAACAGGGGAATTGGAACAGGTCAATTCTTTACGCAAATCAACGGCAACCCTGGAACAATTATTCTTATGGAGGTTTCCGCATGATTATCGACCCAATGATTGACCTTCTTATTGAGGCAGGCTTTACCGATGGATGGGCAATCGCTGACGGTGTCCTCATCCTGTGGGAACACGACGAAGAACCACCCACACCCTTAACCCGCCCCGATGAAACGCCGACTGTTAATTCCGCTGACGACGCTTCTTAGCGCTCTCATCGGATCACAAGTCAACGCAGACGGAACCGAACGCGTCTACACCTGCACCCAATCCAGCACCGTCCGCTGGAACATGACGCAACCCGCAGACCATTACCAGGCAGGTCATTACCCGTCATGGGTGGACTGTGAAGCATGGCGCAACGGAGACCCTGGACCCGACTACGTCTGGTCTTATGGGCTGGTCACCGTGACCACAACCACCGAACCCCCTACAACTACAACCGAACCCCCAACGACCACCACAGAGCCTCCCACGACCACTACAGAGGCAACCACAACCACCGTTGAGGCGACCACCACAACCACCACAACCACCACAACAACGACGACCACAACCCTGCCACCCACCACCACAACGACAACGACCGTGGCACCAGTCGACACCATCCCCGCAACCACAACCACAGAAGAAACCACCACCACAACCACCACAACCGTTCCCGTGCAACAACCCACCGACCCGCGCATCCGTCAAGCAGCTGCAGTCATCGGTGCAGAACTAGCGCCAGGGGTAACACCCCAACAAGCGCAAACAGTTTTAGTAATTAGCGCAGTCACCGCCGCTATCAACCCACGAAGGAAACGCTTATGAAAGAAGAAATCGCCGCCCTACCACTAACCCTCCTAGGTTCCTGGTACGTCATCATCACCCTCGGAGGAAGCACAAGAAACGCTGCAATCTATGGCACCGTCCTCGCCCTTGTCATACACTTAATCGCTGCCGCAATCACGAAAGACTCCGAATGAAACTCACCACCGTCGTTGCCCGCATCCTTGCCGTGTTCGGCACCTCCGCCCTTTCCGCCCTTGCCGGTGGCGCAATCCTCGGAGTGGACCTCGCTAAGGCTGCAGGCATGGCAGGCTTCATGGCCACCGCATCTGTCCTCGAGCGCGTCCTTCGCGCCTACTACGAAGACGGCGTCCTCACCCGTGAAGAGCTGGATAACGCTCTCGGTGGAAAGAAGTAATGGCTCGCAAGTATTTATATTTTCCTGCCTATGACGGGAAGAAAGCTTCGCCAGTTATGGAGCGCCTGATTCATCTCATGGGTCGCAGATGGGGCTTCACCTCACTCGGAATATATGCGAACCGTCCGATGAGAAACCCACAAGCGAAAGGCGCATTATCGACCCACGCGACGGGGTGGGCGCTGGACGCTGGACATAAGGACCGTGACACCCTAGAGGAGGCGTTCACGTGGCTTGTGACCCATTCTGAGGCGCTCCGCTTGTCCGAGTTGCATGACTACAGTTTCGGCAAGTACGGCCGTGGGTACCGATGCAGTCGCGGTCCAGGGGCTAAGGGCGTCAAATTATTTACCGCCAAAGACAACGCAGGCTCCATCGGAGGCAAGTGGCTACACGCGGAAATTGACAACACTTGGGAAAAGGAATTCGGGGAAGGAGCCGCAGACGCTTTCGAAGCTGCATGGCGCGCTCTCCCCAAACCGAACGCGTGACCGGTCCTGGTAGTACGGTCCCGCTAGGTGGGTGGGTGTCTCTTCATGCGCCCATCCACCACCCCCCTCTAAAAGTTTTATAATCTGACAGAGTCCTACCAGGGGACAATGAAGGAGAAACCAAATGTTTAACGACTTGCCGTTGTTCCGCAACGCAGACCCAATCACCTCAGCGCAGGGCGCTAGAGACGTGAAGCCCCGCCGGGTATCACAGGCCATGTTGCTACTGAGTATCTATGAATACGCCGACCTCACCGATGAACAGGCAGGAGACTTGTCAGGGCTTGCAAAGCGCCCGAAATGTTGCTACTGGAAGCGTTGCTCAGAGCTTCGCGCTAAAGGCTTCATCGTGCCAACTGGCGAGACTCGCATCTCAAGCGCAGGCTCCGCTATGCAGGTCTGCGCAATCACGCCTGCAGGAAAGGCAGCGCTCTAATGGGGTACTTTTTAGGACTTGCCATCGGGCTTACCTTTGGCGCAATCATCGCCCTTCTGTGGGCTGAGACCGACATTGAAACGGAGTGGAAAGAGCCACCTTACGACTGGCAACAAATGGACCGTGACCTGTGGGTTATCGAGCCTGTCTTATTCACCAAACAAAGAGAAGAAGTTTGAAACGTGTTCTGTTGTGCTTCGCACTATTCGCCTTATTTATCCCGCCCCCGTCGGCATCCGCTAAAGAATGGAAGTGTCCCCAATGGCACAACATGTTTAGAAAGTACGGGTTACCCGTGGAGGTCTTCGATCACATTGCATGGAGAGAATCCCGATGCAATGCACGGAGCGTTAGCGCCCCAAACGGAGACGGCTCTAGGGATATCGGCGGGGTCCAAATCAACTCAAGCTGGAGAACGCTCACGGCTAGGACGTGTCGTCGACCGGCTCGCCAGGTGGTTAAAAGTTTGACCGTCCTGTCGTGTAATCTCAAAGTCGCTGCGGTCTTGTGGGCCGATGGCAAAGGCGCGTCTAACTGGCGCGTTTCATCTCATAAATAACCAGGAGAAAAATAAACATGAAGAAACCATCCAAGACCGTTTCGGTCCAATTGCCTGTCGAGGACATTGAAGCCCTCGAATCGCTTGTCGGCAGCGTTCTAAATAAGCGTGGAGACGAGTGGACAATTAAGCGTCTTTCCGATGCAATCCGTTTCGCTATGTCTGACGTATTGACTGAGCGCAAGATTGAACTGTTCGAAGCTCGTGTCAAGGTTGAAAGAGCAGCTGCAGCGAAGGCAAAGCGCGAAGCAAAGAAGGCTGCAGCAAATGTCATTCAGTAACGAACAACTTTCCCAACGCCTGCGCAACCTGGCGACCGACAAAGAATTGTCCGGTGACGCAGTTAACGCCAAATGGCTAAACGAAGCAGCAGCACGACTGCTGGAGTTGTCCAACATCTCCGCATCGTGGCACCCATCCCTGACCAGCAACCCACCACAAGGGCAAGTCATCAACATCGTCGTTAAAAACCCATGGACAGGGGAGGTAGACAATGCGCTTTAATCTCGAGGACTACGAACCCGTTGCCAGTCGAATTTCTAGATTCTGGGAACAGCACCCCTGCGGAGCAATCCACACCGAACTTGTCTTCGATGATGGGAACCGATGCGTTGTCAAAGCGATTGTCTACTTTGACTCAACAGCTCTTCCCGTGGCAAGTGACTACGCAGAAGAGGTCCATTCCGATCGTGGGGTGAACGCCACCAGCAGGATTGAGAACTGCGCCACGTCGGCAATCGGACGCGCTTTAGCAGCTGCGAATTTCCTACCGTCTGACGCGTCTAAAAAACCGTCACGCGAAGAGATGCAGAAGGTCCAGCGTCGCAGTACCTACGTACCTGATACGACAATGCCTTCCGACATGGCACAAGCAAACGGCATCCGCATTCGAGGCGCACAGCATGGACCTATCCCTGACTGGTTAGTCCTGGACGCGTTCCAAGCAGGCGTCTCTGAGGTTTACGACAACCGTGACCAGGTCGCAGGAACCAAGCGCCCCTGGTTTAAAGCCACCACAGGAGGCAAGGACGCTAAAGCATTCTGGCCACCAAAGGGAACACCCGACCCGGTCATAGCCACACACGAGGATGACATGGCAGACCTCGGAGAAGAGGAGCCGTTCTAATGGATGACATTGTGACCCGACTTACCCATGAAGGTTGCTACGAAATGTCCTGTGCAATTCTTCGTGGCGACGCAGTGCGTGAGATTGAACGCCTACGCACAGAAATTCAACTGGCACATTCTCAAATTGCAATTATTACAACCGCCAAAGTTGAAGAGGAGCCGTTCTAATGGATAAGGGAACAATGCAGGACTACATCGACGACCTCATCCTGAAGGTAAACCATCTCGAGGAACAGTTCCGCACGTTAGAGACAATCATTGAGCAACTCAAGCAACAGCGTGACATCTACAAGGCGCTTTACGAGTTGGGCCCTAAGAATGACTGATGACATTGTGACCCGACTACGGAACCATGTTCGTGGCGACTTTGAAAAAACTTCCGAGTTCATGCTTGGTCTTGCAGCCGATGAGATTGAACGCCTACGAGCTGCATTAAATGAGTTGTCAAGGCTTGGAAGTGTTGGGGCAATCATTCCCGATAAGGCGGTGCGTGGTGACTGATGACATTGTGGACCGACTACGGCAACAGATTTGCGAATGTGGATATTCGGCATCTTTCAATGAGTTGCACAAATGCCTACGGTGTGAAGCCGCTGATGAGATTGAACGCTTACGGGAATGGAAAGAACTTGCATATCAGATGCGCAACAAATACTGGTGGGCTATGCGAAGCAAAACTCTTAAAGAGTTTGACGCAATGCATAAAGCAGATTGGGCACGTCACAATGATTGAGTTTGTTTACTTCCTCAGCCACTCAGCCCTGATGCTTGTGCTCGGAGCATGGATAGCGAGCAGACATGGGTAGGGCTATCTACTGCCAGTTCCCGACCTGCACCAATGAGGTGAGTGGCTACTGCACGATGCACCGTGCCATTGCCCCATGGGTAGAACAGGTGGCTGAACACATTGACCCTGAGAACATCCTTACGCGCTCAATTGTTTACGCCAACCTGATGCCGATGATCCGAACCATGGAAGAACAATGGAGACAGATTCAACGTCTCGAGAGGCAGCTGCACTCCACAGAGAACGAACTTCAACGCATCCTCGGAGGCACCTGATGGACATGAGCGAACGAATGTTCCAGGACAAAGTCGAACAGATCGCAAAGATGAATTCGTGGATGATTCACCACCCTTCACCGCACCAGGTGAGACCAGGTGTGTGGCGCTCTGACGGCCACGGCACACCGGACTTAATCCTCGCCCACCGTGATAGGGGATTGCTGTTCGTTGAATTGAAGACAGAGACAGGCAAGCTCTCACCTATGCAACTGTTGTGGGCTAACGCTCTAAAACCATGGTGCGAGTATTACGTCTGGAGACCGTCACAGATTGACGCAATCGCCGTCAGATTAGGAAGCCCTCCAGAAGGTAGTTGACCTAAAACATTTAACGGGTAACAATGCGCACAACAGATCACAACCATTCAGGTCGTTCACCATTTGCACGGTGCGGGACTTATGCAGGGGAACCTGCTAGAGCGTCATGCTTCATGACGTGCAGAGTACGAACTTCTAAAACGAGAATGGTGTCCGTCCATTGGTGTAA